ACAGATGGAGTCTATGAGATAGGAGACCTTCATGAGATAGCTGAACAATCTATCTGCGACCAAGGGTTAGAGCCACCAAGAAGGCATGTCAACAAACATACGGCTAACTGTCCTCCAGATTGGGACCATGCACATGCACTATCGGAGATGGCGAACCATGTAATTGAGCCGACCACATGGGATGAAATAGAAAACGATATCATTCCGCAGGCGGTAAAAGATCATGTTGATTGGCTTGTTGCAAATGCTTTTGATGAATCGAAAAGGATATAACAATGAACCCTTATATCAAAAAAATAAACGAGTTAGATTTAAAAGTCATTAGGCAGCAAGCAGAGATAGAAAAGCTTAGAAAGTTACTTAGTCCAAGACAGAAACGCATAGCCGAGAATAAAATCATACCAATAGATCAGCATCCATTCAGACGATTCATTCATTGCATTGTCAATCATTGCGCTGATAGGTTCAAGGTTCCTACATACATGTTTGAACGTCAAGGCAAAGACCATAGGGTTAGCAGAGCAAGGCAAACGGCATGGTATCTAATGAAGCTGCACGAAGATAGGATACAGTTAACAGAGATGGGTCGTTTTTTTGGTCGCAACTGGTCAACGGTAGCATCTGGAATAAGACGGGTTGAATCTGTAGTGACCAAGCACAGACAAGGCATAGCCTTAACCAATGATGAGCTAAGACAGATAGAAACTATTCATTCATTTGGGCGTTGACAATGACAGAGCAATCATTTAAATTACACTGGGATGGTTTCGCTACCGCCATCCTACTATGCATGTATATTTTTGCTGCATGGTTTTTTTTGGAAGCAATCACACACACAATAGGACAATAAAATGGAACAAGAAAATAAATTAGTACCGCCAAGCACACCAACAATCGAAGAAGAACCAAAGAAGCGAACAGTTATAAAGTTTGAATCTGATACGGTAGATTATGTCATTGTTGGCGCAATCTGTAACGCTCTTGTTGATCTTGACTGTAGCAACATTCAGATAACAGCAAGCACAATCTATAACAATATCAGTATTGTCTTCGATGATTAGACATTATCGTCTTCAAGGTCAACCTATTGCATTGCCAAGACAGCGATTCACCAGGACAGGAAGAAGCTATAAGCCTGCTGCATATATGAAGCAGAAAGAAGCAGACGTTTTTATCTTGCGATCGTCACATCTTGGTGATGCGATAGGACAGCCTATCAAAATGGTCATAGAGTTTTTTCATAAAAGACCCAAGCGACTGATGGCAAAGAAATACAGTGAACACCCTATAAATAAGCAGACGAGACCGGACATAGATAACTTGGCGAAACATATATTAGATTGTATGCAATCGGCTAACGTCATTAAGGATGATGGTCTCGTATGGCATCTTACTTGCATCGATATGTACTGTGCCAAGGGTGAAGAGCCACACACATTAATCACAATAAGGACAACCAATGAGTAAATCAGGACAAAGATATCTGGATGAGTTTGGATATGATGATGGACTAAGTGAAGGCTACGCGTCGCCCTATGACATAGCAACGGATCATCCTAACTGGCATCATACAATGGGCGTAGCCTTTCATGCTCTCCACATGGTCATGACCGAACAGGATGGCCTTGACGATACGCATACATTCAGAGAAATACATAATGCAGCTATTGAGCTGAGCGTTGAATCTATTATGAATGAATCGCTAATAACAAAGGATAAAGCGTACATAGCGTTAGGCTATCCAGTAGAAGACATGCCTAAGGACATGTTCGACGATGACTTTCCACTACCATTTTAAGGAGCATAACAATGGACATCATTAAGAAAGAGAAGGGCGGAACGTATGAAGGCAAGCCAAGAGCGCAGAAGACTTCGAGCATCTCCACCAGAATAACAACAGACCAAGCACAAGCAATCGAGCAAGCTTGTCAAGACAACCAATGTACAAAGTCAACGCTTCTATATTCAATTATAGAAGACTGGCGAACCAAATAAAAAAGGGTAGGACATGGCTGCTCGGCTAATGTCCTACCCTTTACACACACAACAAAAGGAACGTGTTGCATCATGTACGTATCACACAAACAAAGGACTATCAAGTTGAACGGATTATTTACACCAATACCCCAGGGTCTACGATATACATTTATAGATATGGAAAGACAAGCATCTGATATTGAGTGCTTTTACTGGACCATAACGCAGCTAAGACAAGGCAAGACACTAAGCATTAGGGTCATTTCAAGAGCATGTAAAATAAGCAGACATAAGGCCAGAAAGATACTCGAAGAAAGCCAAAAATTAATCGGCCAGGAGTCAGCCAGTGAACGGCCAGTGAACGTCCAGCAATCGGCCAGGAGCAAGGGACCAGTACGTCTTTCAATAGTTGAAACCGACCAGCAATCGGCCAGTAATCAGCCAGTGAACGGCCAGGAGTCAGACAACATAATACTAAAGAGTAAGAGTAAGAGTAAAGATATAATTAATTATACAAAAAAACCATTAGGAAAAAGATGCAAGCCAGAACTGGTTACCAAGCGGGTTGGTGAAGTATGGAATCATTGGTATTCATTCAATGAAAAGACAAGAACGGTTAATGGAGAATGTGCAAGGGTTATCAGAACAGCATTAAAGAATAACTACACAGTAGATGAGCTAAAGCTGATTGTATCCTGGGCAATGGAAAGCGAAGATTACAAATGGCAAAGAGAGAACGGCTACCAGTATTGCAAAAACTTCATGAACCTGGAGAAGATAGATGGTAACCATGAGAAAGCACAAGATTGGAGCGAATCCGTAAACGCCCCAAATCAGGACGATAACAGGTCTTTCATTGACAAGGCATATGATGCCCTAAGTGATTGGCGATATGGCCCAAATGGGTATCTCTTGCCCAAGTATGGTGGAGAGTATAGACCAGCAGGAGATTACTAATGGCTCATCCAATGACAATAGAAGAAAGTCTTCGTGAGTTTGTAACCAATTGGGGACGTGGCCAGGAGCATGTAAACAAGCTGTTACCTTTATGGCTTTATGAGTTTGCACAAACACCAGACAAGGTTTTATCTGGAGCCATTCGCAGACTAATGAGAGAATCTACTGCTTCATTCATCCCACCATTGGGAGTCGTTAGGGATTATGTATTGGCAGAGAACAACGGAAGCGTAGGTATCAAGTCATACAACAAATGCAATGACTGTAACCAGCATGGAATGAGATGGATTGCCATTCACTACAATGAAGCGCCTAAATCATTTGGTCGTCATTATGGTCAACCATTCTGTTATCACTTTACATGTGCATGCTCTTGTGATTTGGGAAAGGCTAAGAAAGAAACGACGATAGAAACCATTGTAAACAATTTGGATAATGCAATGGCGAGACATAACCGCATTAGATATTATTATATCAATGGAGATGGAAAGCCATTAACATCACAAGAGTCTACATTGGAGGAGACATGGCAACAGAACCAGGAGCTGATTCAATTCCACGGGGTCAACCCCTACAGAAAAATAATCTCTCGACTATTGCAGGAGCCCATAATGTAGACGGTATCATATATCTAATGCTTGTACCGTTTGGTACTAACTCCCCACATATGGTGTTCTTTCAAGAAACACATCCAATATGGGAGGATATAACTAATCAACTGGGTATGGATGATCCTGGCCTAATCATTCATTCTCCAAACCTACTAATGGGCCATGAGATAAACATATACACATACTTGAAGGAACAATACTATGACCATGCAGCCTACTATGAATAAGACAGATCGCATCGTTAAGATCGCAGAAGTAAACGGACATATCTATGTCGATGGTGGTTTCCATCCTCATTTTCAAGACGATATCAAAGCAAACTTAGATGCACAATTCCACAAAGAAAAGAAGATATGGTATGTCAAAGCAGACAGAGCAGCTGAACTGGATGCATTAATAGATACATACTTTCCAAGTGCTACCATCGAAGACCATAGAAAGAAAGAACCAATGACCAAACAAAAAGATGAAGAAGAAAACCTGATCCAAATGATGAAAAGCCAAGGCTTCATCGTCAACCTAAAGGGTAAAAACTATGTATTGTTTTCTGGTCTACTTCACTTAGCTCATTTGAATGGGCTTGAATCAATAGAGACTGATAGCATAGTCCTAAATACAGAGAAGCAAACAGCAGTATTTATAGCTACCGTCAAGGGACCAAGAGGTACTTACAACGGACATGGAGATGCAAGCCCACAAAATGTTTCTAAGATGATGGTCCCATCTTATATTCGAATGGCTGAAACCAGAGCAGTAGCCAGAGCATTGCGTTTCTATTTGGGTATGGGCATGACCTGTCGCGAAGAACTACCAGGTTAGTATTTTTTCTTAGCTGTCTTCTTAGACTTCTTAAATGCCTTGGCAGTAGGCGCACCCTTACTGCCAGGCTTTCTCATTTTCTCTCCAGAGCCTTTCTTAATACGCTTTCTCTTAGCATGTATATTTGCGTATAATCCTTTTTTACCTGGCATTATTTACCTACCTTTTTCATTGCTATTTTATGAGCTGCACCAAATGTTTTTCCTGATAACATAAGTTTTTTCATTTGTGACATATGTTTTTTTGTATGATGAACGCTATGTTTTTTCAATGTATTTTTTTGTCGTTCAGTTAAAGTCTTTTTTTTCGATGTTCTTTTTTTTATAGGCATGGTTATCTCCTTGATTTAGAACCTGAACAAGACCAACGCTTACGACTTAATCTTAATGGTGAGTTGGGGTTCTTAGCAGCTTTAGGGTGCTTCTTCATCTGACCAGCAGAACGAGCGCAATAGCTATCACCCTTCTTAGTACCTGGTTTAACCTTGGCTCCTTTCTGGCCATAGCGTACGGTCTTAGTCCTACCTGTTTTTGCATTACGTATCACTTTTTTCTTAGCTTTTTTCATAGTAATCCTAAAAAAAATATCAAGGGATTCTCCGCACCGAGCGGTTTTTGTTATGTTTTTTTATTTACAATTTGTAATGTTTTCCTGAGCTCATCTAACTCACCAGGATTGTAGTTACCTTTATCTAATAACCTACCATAGATTGTATTTAATACAAACTTACCTGCATTTACACGCGCTTGATCCGAACCCTTTTTATCCATTAAGACATGACCCAAAGCATTAATAGATGGCGTTAACAAACGTGCCAAGTGCATGTCTACATCTTCTGGCGTTAGCTCTGTAACAGTATCAACCGATGGCATAATCTGTACTTCATATTCATCATAGTACTTTACAAACTGTGGCTTCTTTAACCAGTTAGTAATCGTATTAAAATGTACACCAACTGCTTTAGCTGTACGCGCTTTGCTATAGCCTTCCTTTAATAGCTGTGCTGCTTGTAGCTGTGCAACAGACAACCCAGTGTTAAAGTCTATAATATCTTTCTTAGTCTTCTTAAGATCTTCACTACGCTTTTTAGCTTTTTCTTTGTATTTGCTCATGTAAAGCTAACCGTCATCTGGCCTCGCTTCTGCCATACACCATCATCTTTATTGCCAATGTGAAACATAAACCGATGTGTCTCATCGAAATATCCCATAGATGTTATGCCAATCACTTTAACATCAAGCTTGCTTAACTTCTTATCTACACTGTCTCGTATTGCATCAGTCTTAGATATGTCTTCGCTGTGCTGTACGGTTTTATTAAACTTAACTGTGTGTTCTTTAGAATCTATAGTAACCTTGCTGGCTTTAAATGCTGTACGCATTACAATCTCCTATCAAAATATTCAAGACATGCTTTTTGTTGATCAACATCCTTGTGCTTACAGACTAACATGATTGCGGTCTTATTGTTTACATTGCTTATATCTTCGCATTCATCACCACTTGTCTTACTGTCTATGCCTCGCGTAGTCATGCGGCAATAAAGCTCTCTACATAAGCCGTAGCTGTGTTCTTTAATAAACTCTGTTGAGCATGGAACTTCTAATATATCTGTAGCCGTAAGATTTTTTTGTACTTCTATTTGTTCTTTGGCTACTTCTTCTCTAACAATTACAGGAGGAGGTGGTGGTTTAAGCCAATGGAATATAGCACTGCCACCTACACCAGAACCTGTTCCAATTAATAACCATCCCCACCATTCCATTTTAAACCTCATGTTTTACTTGCTTCTAATTTAACAAGCTCTTTTAACTGGAACTCTTTCATTTGATCTTTCAATGTGTCTACACTTTGACCCATCAATTCAACTTCTTTCTTTAAACTATTTTGATTGTTTATTAAAAAATCTATTTTATCAACTATAGAGTTACGCATAGTTTCTGACTTTAGCCTTAGCTCATCTATGACTTTATCGTATCGAGTACGCAATTGATCTTCACGCTTTAATGATTTTTCTTCTTGCATATCTTGCGTCTGACGAGCATCAGATAAAATCTTATCTAACTTAGCATCAAGTTTATTATTCTTTGCAATTAAATATACAGAAAATAAACCCAATGGCCCTGCATTCATTAACAAATCATATACTGTTGCATCCATTACACACCTCAATAAATGGCAGGGAAGGCAACCCTTCCCCACCAACATTATACATTATGCAATATATGAAATTATAATAGCATCATTAGCTAACAAACCACCACCAAAAGTGATTCGGGCAACACCACCTGTACCACCAGTACGAGCTACAGTAAACTCATCAGAATCAGCAGCAGAACCACCAAGCGCAGTCATATTACGCAATGCCAAACCATTCTTAGTAATATGCACGCCAGAATCCCAATTGGTTTCAATTGCTCGCGCTAAATCAATTTGTGTTTGCGTAGCAGTAGCTTGCACACCTTCAACGTATGGTCGGAAGCTTACTTTACCAATAGACACACCACTGTTTTTAAGTTGCAATGCATCACCAATAACTTCAATAGTTGTGTCATCAACATTAGCATTTAGGGTTACAGTACCACCAAGGGTAACTGCACCACCGCCAGCTAAACCAGAACCAGCAGTAACAGTTAAGTTTTTAGCTGTAATGGTTCCACCTGATGCATTAAAATGTGTACTGTCAAACTGAGCAACACCTTTCTGTGAAGTAGATGCATCTTGCGCACTATAAGTAATGGTTCCAGAAGACTCAGCTACTAAGATAGCACCGCTTCCAGCATAGGTAATAGTACCACCAAGCGCAATACCAGTAGAATCACCACCAGCAGCAACAGTAATGCTACTATTGCTAAGCTTACCATTGCTAATGCTGCCAGCCAACATAACGTCAGTTACTCCACCAGCATTAATTTTTAAACCAGAATCATTTGTAAGACTTGATCCACTTAACTGTACAGCAGAACCTGATACTTTATCAGCACCTGTAATTTGTAAAAGCTTACTATCAGCTATGCCACCAGCTAAATCAGCATTAAGAATAGATCCAGTAAGGGAAAGTTTGCTATAGGCAATAGCTGCACTATTTGAAATCTGTGCATCACCTAAACTTGCATCTGCAACTTTAATACCAGATGCAGTAATGTTAATAGTACTACCATTAGGAATAGCAGATAAAGTATTGCCACTTTTACTTAAACCATTACCAGCAGTAATAACACCTTGACTTGTAAACTGAGCAAATGCAATATCAGTTGTACCAAGACTTACAGAGTCATTTGTACATACCCAACCAGTATCAGCGTATTGTGTACCTGCTCTAACAAATACAGCAGCACCAGGAAACTCAGAACCAGCATCCATATCAGTGCTTCGTGTCATTGCAGATGCAGCACCATTAAAAATATAAATACCATTTTGCTTAGCATCAGTTTGGTCAGCTAACAAAACTCTATTACCATTTGCTAATGATACACCATTAATAGATGCACCAGGGCTTGATAAATTTACATTAGATACTGATCTTGTTGCAACACTATCTTTCCAATGTAAACCAGCAGCAACGCTATCTAAATCTTTTTTAGTTACAATATCATTATTATTAACAGCACTACCTGCCCATTGTAATGATATAGAACTACCAAAATGATAGTTACCTGCCGTTAAATTTAGATTTGATGGGCTTATAGCACCCGTTTTTATTTGTGATCCCGATATTTGTACAGCCATTATTTACTCCAGTGTTAGCCGCGTTTATAATCCACCACCAAACTGTCATTGTTTGCTGGTGTCACACTTAAGGTGAATGTTTTAACCGTAGACTCCGATATAGATACGGCTCTCATTCGCAATCCATTCCAGAATATTCTAAGAGAACCTGACCTGTACACCTCGGGCATCGTAAAGGTTTGAGTAGTGCCGTCACACTGTGGAGTTAAATCGACTGTAAAAGTCTCATTAGATAGAGTCCCGCCTGAAGGACCATAGACATTGTTGATCGCCATAAATCATCTACTGCTCGTAGGTAATAGTTACACTATCAACAATAGCAGTACCGGTATTTGTTTTGCAAAATACATATACGACAGCAGGTACTAATGCAACATCAACATCTGCTTTATAATCTGCTGTTCCACTTGTAGCGGTTGTAACACCAGGTGCAATGCTGCTAATCGTATCAGTGATAACACAACTATCACCAGTAATATCGCGAGTAATACGCATTGTTAAAGATGTAGGCAATCCACCGCCACCAGCAGCAGCAGTTAAAGATTTTAATTGCACTGTAATTCCTGATATGCGTGCAAGTATGTTTCCACCTGGGTTTAAATCAAGTGTTGAAAACTTATCTGCATCATACCCATCTAAGATATTAACGTCTGTTGTATCTGATGCATTTCTATATGATCTATGTATTAGCATTGTGACCTTCCTATTTATTTTCACCTAAACTATATTTATTCATTTCAGTTTGTGCTTTACGTAATAACCTATTTAGATTTTGATCTATTTGTTGTTGATCTTTACTAAGAGGTATTCTTCTTTGTATACCCATAAATTGTAACATAGGATCACCAGCAGAAAATTCACCAAAATCTGTTCCAGGAGACAATGGTGTTTCTAAATCTAATCCAAACTTTTCACCGATCTCTATATCACCAGCCATTAATCCACCTGCACTGCTATATAGCATTCTTTTTAATCCCAATAAATATACAACCATCATCATAGATTCAGCGGCTAATTGAGATTTTTTATTTCTATATCTAAACTGTGCAAACTCAGGAAAATCTTTAACATTACCTGTATATCTGTTTACTTTATATGTAGGTCTATCTAACTTTCGATCTTCTAAATCAACAATTTCCATAGGAAACATTTCTTGTATTGTATCTAAGTTGTTGGTATTTCTTGCCCAATATAAAAGTTTATCAGGAACACGAGAGCCTTGATTATCCAATTTGTTAGCTGATTTAATCATCTTTAATATAAATTCTAATGATGGAGAATAGTCACTATCACTTAATAATTTACTTGTTGTTTCAATTAGTTTGTCATTATCGATATTAACTAAAGATTCAAAAGCATCTGATACAATCAATGCGCTTTCTAATGCTGGCATATATGAGCTGGCAAAACCAAAGTATTTGTCTCCAATTTTTTCTTTACTTATCTTTTTCCATATTGGAAGAATACGCATCTTGTGTTCATCACTTGTGGTATACCAAGCATTTGCTTCTCTAAGCCGTGCATTATTCCCACGTATCCAACCTAATAACAAGTTTGGTTTATCTTCTTTAATGCTTCGATATGCAAAATTTATTGCTGTTTTCAAATTTTCTAATCTAAAAGTAACAAACAAAAATAAACGACTTAACGCTGTCTTTACATCTCGATTTAATGAGCCATAATTAAAAATAGAACGATTTGCTAATGTTGCAGCTTCTCTGGCTGTTCTACCATCAGCTAAACCACCTAAGAAAATTGTTTCACGTACTTGTTTATCAACAAAATTATTAAGTCTATACCAAATATTTTTATACCTGGGATCTGCATACTTAGACCAAAAGTTTTTTACTTTACCTTTAGGCATACCAGATACAGTCATTCCAATATCTCTAAATATTTGCTCTGCTGCTGTATCGCTTAAAATAACAGACTCTCTACTGGCCCCAAGATTGTATTTTCCTAAAAGATATTTTAATTCTGCACTCGTATACTTGCGACCCATTTTGCTAATTAATACAACTTCATCATCTGGTGCAACCTTTAACTTTTTATATGTATTAAACGGTGTTTTTAAAGATCTAATCGCACCTTTAGAGCCAATTGTTTGTGCAACAATAAAAGACATTGACAATATATTAGTAAGCATATGATCAATGTTTGGTATTGGCGCATGACCACCAAGCAATCCACCTTGACTAATACGCCGCACTGAATCCATTGTATTGCTTAACCATTTTTTTAATGACCGTTGATCAGCTGGGGTAAGGTTATCAAAATACGTATCCATTTTGCCATATGACAATAGATCTTCTAACTGTGCAAATTGTTTATTAAACTCTGGCCCATATACAATCACATTATCTGTGCCAGTAACTCGTTTAAACATTGGAATGTCACGTTTTAATCGTGCTATCTTTAAAGCCTTATCTATAAAATTACCTTGCATTGCATTGGATGCTTTTAATTCACCTTTTAACATGTCAATAACAGCACCATGCGCATCTAATGCTAATGATTTGTTTAAGTTGTTTAAGCCTAAAAATTGATCTTGTATTTCATTAAACAACTCTGGTATATCTTCTGCTGGTATGTCTGCTTTTTTTGCTGCTTTATTAAAAGCAATGTTCATAGCTCGTACTGAATCACCTGAAATCATATTGGCTCTATGCAATAGAGAATCAACATTAGTATCCGTGCTGCCATGCCTAATCATGCTACCTAAAGCCCATCGCATCATCTCTAATCTTTCAGTTGTTGATACACGCGCAACACTATTTATATGCGCATTGGTCATATCATTCACAAGTTGATCTAATTTATCTGGATCTTGTATTGTATTTTTAAATAGCTTTTCATACCGATTAGAGAGCTCACCAGCAAATTTATAAGCAATATCACCTACATTTGGATTTTGTATCATGGATAATACTTGTTGAGGATTTTCATCTATAAACTTTCGTATAGCTTTTTGTGCTGCGTTAGCTTGCCTGGTTTGTAATGCCCATCCCAATAAACTGGTTGCTATTGGAGCTTCATTAGGTATAGCTTTTTGTTGCCCCTTAATAGTTAAACGTGGCTTTACGGCTGCTTTACCTTTTAAGGTAGGTTCTACATTTTCTAATTTATTAATAACACTGTAAAAATTATTAATGTTGGGATTCCACACATTACTTGCTTTAGCTTTTAAGTTATTATTCTTTCTAATAATTGTAGGTATATGTTGAGATTGATTTAAAATTTCATTTACAGCAGTATTGTTTCCGTAATATCGTTTTATTAATGTTTCCCAAATATCTACTTTACTTAAAAATTGATCGTAGTCTAATACCAATTCTCTATATATAGAATCAGGTGCATCACCATTAGGATACAAACTTTTTATTTCTTTTTGAACATTGTTTACAATATTTGTATGGCGGTTGTTGTCTATTGATTTCTTTATAGTATCTAAATATTTTTTATATAAACCTTTAAAATTTTGATTTACAAATCGATCAGTCTGTTCAACAATATCTTCAGACACCTGCTTCCATGTATCATCGTATGCTTTGTTTACAGCTATGATAGGATCATCAACAAGTTTACGATTGGCTTTTACCTCTTCTTGAAACTTATCAAATATACCTTCTTGTTCATTTGCAATATCATCAAATGTATTTTTTAATCGACTAGTATCATTTGGATTAGTTGCAGTAACCTTTTTTTCTTTACTAAAAAATTTACCAATTGCTTTTACAATACCAGGTGTGTAACCAGGAACAGCTTTTTTAGAATCATCAGCAAATATTGTACTTGGCAACAGCCTTTCTCTTATTTCAGGAGGTGTTGCTGCACGTTCAAACTGATCACCTATAGTACCAATGCGACGACCATCAAAATGTTTTTTATATAAAGCGTCTTGAAGAGTACTATTTATTGTTTCTAAATCTTCTAACTTAATATTGTCTGCATCTATATTGCGTATTGTTTGTTGCCAGCCTGGTGATTGACGTACAAAGTTAGGACCACCAACCTCTTTTATCAACGTAGAAATTAATAAATCTTTATTGTTTGCTTTCCATTTAATAGCTTCTGATATGTTTGTTTTGTCATCTAATTTTAGCAATGGGGTAAAGTCACCTAACCTTACAAAGTCATCTCTAAATGCTTTTACGCGCTTCTTATCGTTAATTTTGCTACGCAATACCCCTGTATTGTTTCCTCTTATTACAAAATCAATTGGATATATATTAGATAAATTCTGTTCTAATGTCTTAGATGATGCTCGATTACCTGCTAATAAATTATCTCTTAATGTTAATGGTATAAAATCATATTCATTAGCTTGTACAATGCTTGCTAATTGTTCTGGTGTTCTATTTGCAGCAGGAACACGTGCTAACTCTTTAGCTACTTTAGTTAAATTCTTTTTATTAATGTTTCCTGATTGGATTTTATCAGCAAGATTAAGATTAAATGTTTCTCTAATTAATCCTTCATTTAATGATGTAATGTCTTGTACTAACTTTTTATTTGTAAGATTAGTTTCTTTGCTAAGAACAGGGCTTTGTTTTAATATAGCTGCGCCATTTTCAGATTCATTTACAAGTTGATTTAAAGATTGATTTTTTTTAGCTTGTTTTTTATAACGACTAATATCTCTTTTAGTTTCTAATTGTATCATCTCCATGCGTTTGGATGGATTTTTAGCAAACAATTTTGTTTTATTTAAAACATTTTGTATATATTTAGAATCAGCAGATAGCTCTATTATTTCATTTATAGAACTTTTGTTTTGTATATGAGCGTTTAATAAAAATGGTGTTCTTACATTGTCAGTTATGTTTTCTGACATTTTATTCATTAAACGATTTTGATCAGCATCTTTTTTTAAGAGCTCATTCCAATTGTTTTCTTTATTCCATATTCGATATAAATCATTAACAGCAGATGTACCTGCACCTTTTGACAATTCATCAGCAAGATTCATTAATTTTTTAGTTTTAAATGCTTGTACTGGATTTGTAGCATTACGTATTATTTTAGCCAATGCTGGAGCATTAGCTTTACTTGCGGCTATACTCCCTATTTTTCCACTTTTACCTAAAGCCCTAAGCCCTAACCCTATTCCTGTTAATGGCTCTGCAAATGAAGCGGCTATTCCTATACTATAAGCTTTATCTCTATCCATTGTTGGAGGCGTCATTGCCACAGCAGCTTCAGGAGTACCATAGCCTTGTGAAAGGTTGATTGTAAATTGATTCCAAAAGTCACCATCAGGTGCAACTATTTGCTTATCTTTATACGCAAATGGTGTTTCTAATGCAGCCGCATTAATAAATGCACCAGGCAATCCAAGACCACTACGCAACATTGCAGCAAAAGTAGACTCATATAAACCACCTTCTTTATCAGAAGTTAATAACTTTTGTATTGTTGTTCTTTCTATTTCTTTATTTTTATTATCGTTATCAACTATGTTTCCTTTTTCATCTAAAGAAAACTTATCAATGCCCTCATTGTATATTTTATGCGACTCAGGATAACGTTTTTTTAGTTCTTCTATATTGTAATCAACGTCTTTTAAATCTGAAATTATGTTTTTTTGTTGCCAAAACCCAAGTCTAAGTTTATTAACTTCTTGAATTTTATCATCAGTAATAACACTATCTTTGTCGTTTAAGAAATCAGTTATAGCTTGAATAGATGTTTCAGCATCAGCCTGGGCTGCTGATTGTATTTGTTGAGGTTTTAATGCACCAGTTAATCTTTCTAATGATGTTGCTTGTCTTACTTTGTTTGTTTTAGGATCAAGCAAAACACCACGTTTCCAATCAATAATATTAGAACCAAGGTCTTGTGTTTTTGCTAATCGTTCACCAGCTATTTGGTTAAATGATATTGCATTTGCTACTTTAAATGCTTGTTTTCGAGCTTCTTGTTCTTCTTTAAAATCTAATTTACGTTGTTCATTTATGGATAACGATGCACGCCTTTCTAACTCATCTGGATCTATTTTAGATCTAATATTATGTATGTTGTATATAGTTAGCGCATTAAACAATTTACGACGTTGATCGTTAAGCTGTTCTTTATTTACTAATTTACGATTAGCTTTTTGTATGCGGGCAACATCTTCTTTAGTTACTGGTCTATTACTTAAAGTTGGAAACTGCAATAAAAAATCATCTTCTGATACTTGATCTCTTAAATATCCTTTAGTTAATGCTTTACCTAATATATTTGCTTCACTAAAACTAATAGGTTTATTTTCAGTAAACTTTTTAGCAATACGTTCTTGTTCTTTTTTAGCTTGCCTTTTTGAAGATTCATCAACTAAATCAATAACTGATAAATCTGCACCTAAAAAATTTGTAATATACTTAGGTAAAAAAAACCTTGCGGTAGCTTTTGTTTTTGACAAAGGCCCGCGCATTCCTTGTTCTTCTAATTGTTTGGTAACTTGAAAATCTTTATATGCTTTTTTAGTTACTTCTTTTTGTCTTTTATCTTCTGTAAGTTCTTCAAGTGTTGGTCCAAACTCTTCTATTATTTTTTTTTGTTTATCTTCATCTTTAAATAAAATAGAATCTTGTAAAGATAAACGTTGCCAACGCCGCAAATCTTCTTTACTTAATTTAAAGTATTCTGCTGTATTAGGAGCAATAGCTTTTAGTTCTTGATCAGGTATAGCCATTATTTACTCTTTTTACTTTTTTCAAAAAGTTCTAATGCTTCTTTATATGTTGCTGAATTTGGCATTGGGCTTAAATATTGTCGTAACTCTGTTGCAGGTATTCCTTGTTGCACACCACTTTTATATGCTTGAATATTTGTTGGTGAAACATATAAAAATGTTGGATTACCATTCTGATCTGATCCTGATCTTATATATCCATATGAATATGATGGATCTTGTTGTAATAAGGTTTGATATTTTGTATTAGGTTTATTTTTAGAAGGTGTTTTTTCCAAAGACATTGTGGGTCTTATTGCTCTAAAATCACCATTATTATTAAACAATGGATTTTTTTCTATTTCCCTTTGTGCTGCTATATCAAAAAACTTTTGTGTTACTTTAGGTGCTACTTTTTTATCAACGGCTTTTATTAATCTTGACAATGCAGCTGTTTTTAACTTTTCTTTTTTAGCAGCATTTCCAGATTGAGCATCTACATATTTAAAAAAACTTATAATATTATTGTCTTTTGGATCAGAACTTTTTGCATATATATTAATAAATTCATCACTTTCTTTATCAATTTCTTTTAAAGCTTTTGCTTTTTTTATTAATTGTAAAGCTTCTATTTCAGAATTAGACATCTTACTAAGAGCCTTGCCCATTTTTGCTGTAGCTTCTTGTTCTAATAATATTTGTCCAGCCCTTACCGATAATGATCTATTATCAGATGTCGTTGGCGAATCAATCTGAGTTCTTATTTTTTCTGCTCGGCTAATAGCGTCTTTTAAACTGTCTCCAACTAATTTTATTTCTTCAGTAATTGTTGCTGCTAATGGATTAGCTTTTGCAATACCATCTAATTTTTTACCTACTGATAAAATACGATTGTTTAATTGGTTTAATTGTTTTGTTTGTTCTAACGTTAATCCAGTTGTACCAGATAATTTTTGACTTAAAATTTTTTCAGCTTCTTTTTTAGATAATCTATCGTCTGCTTTTACATTTGTAAGTTTATTGCTTAATTGTTTAGCCATGACATCTATTGCTGGTTCACCAGTTAAATTACCAATACTTACCATATCACCGTACGATTTATATTTTTCTTTTAACAAATGATCAAAAGCAACTTGTCTTTCTTCATCTGTTTCTAAAGAGCTAAACATTTTATTTAATTTATTAAATTCTTTGTTTGAGTCTGAAGCTTGATTACCAACACCTAAGTTAGTTTTTAAGTCTTGTATTGATATTGTTTTATCAAAATTGCCTGGTGTTGATTGAATATAAGAATCAATTGCTTGACTTGTTGATGGTTGCAATAAATATTTTTTATTGAGCTCTTCTGCTTTTTTAAAATCAATTTTTTTAAAATCAGCAATAATTTGAGAGTATGCTCTAATTGATGTTGATTCAGCATTTATTAATCGTGTTTGTTCACTTTCAGATAAACCTGATGTTTTAATATTTTTTCTAATAGAGTTAGAACGACTTCTTAAACTTTTAATTAAATCGTATTCTAATTTTAATCTATCCATTAAAAATTGTCTTTGTGCTAATTCAGATGCCTGTTGTGATTGTATATCTTGCATTGCTTGTTGATATGCCATTTGTGTTTGTTGTCGCAAACTACCGGCATATATACTAAAGCTTGAAGCAAATGTATTTTGTTGTGCCATCATACACCTATATTTCTAAATTTAATTCTCTTATTTTATTTAATAAATCTATTTCTTTTTGAGATTTACCTAATGCTAAGTTTCTTTCTTCAGCTATTTTTTTTAATACTTCTTGTTGTTCTCTAGCTACACCAAGTTCTGTAAGACCTGAACCAATGCCTGTTAATGGTGCAGCCGCAGATTTTAAACCATATATATATGCATTGTCTTGTATTTTTTCTAACCTTTTTAAATTATCTAATTCTTGTTTACGCATTGCTTCTTGTTGAGCCATATCAGCTTGAGCTCTTTCAGCAGCAGCACTACGTTCTTTTCCGGCAGCAGTTTCCATTGCTTGCTGTCCTCTAAAATATGCACCAGAAGACATATCTTGTGATGATATATCTTGTGCCATACGCTCTTTAGCTTCACGCATAGCACCTTGTACGGGTGTCATTTGTTTTCCCATAGCTATATTGTAATCTCCACCAAGCATACCAATAGCTTCCATGCGCTCTAACTCTCGTAGTCTCTTTTTTTCATCATCAGATAAAGCATTTTTTGCTTCCATAAATCCAGATACACCAGATGCAGTTGCGCCTGCAATAGTAGATCCTAATCCTAAAATAGATAAAATATCCATATTACACCTACATATAAAATAATTCTAAACATACGCCCCAAGACATTACTTGAGATTTATGAGATGTTGCTCTTCCAGTTAACCCTAAAAAGAAATTAATACTGCTACCTTCTAAAGTAGTAAACCCAGATAAATAATTAGTACCATCTAATAAATCACCATAAACTACAGTTGATGATGTAGATATATTTTCACCATTGCTTCGACTTGTAGATACATGTGTACCATTTGGTATTATTCCTGGCGTTTTAGTATTAGCACCTACAAAAAAATTATTTAGGTTAGTTCCACTAAAAGTATCTGTTTTTTCTTGTATCCACCATGAAAACAATGTTGTAGCTGGCCTACCTATATTTATTGTAAATGCTGTTTCTGGTATAAAAATATTATTAAGAGTATTTGCTGATCTATTTGAATTAAATTTAGTAACAAATGTATAATTTAATGATTGATAAGAATGACTTTGCCCACCAAACATACCGGTACAGTTATGGGTAACATTAGTTTGTGCATCAATAGTACCTGGCATTATGTGTTGAGTATCAATAAATTGTGCATTTTTTAAATCTGTTGTACCTACACGATGCGTATATTTTTTTAATCCAATCAATTCATTGTTAAGATCATCACCTGTTAATACGTCACCAGTAGACCATGTTTTTATAGGCGTATATGTCATTTAGACCTCATTACCATAAAGACTAAAAATGTTTTTTTATAGTTAACTGTTGGACTTATTGTTGCTAAGTTTGCAGCAGTACTATGTACAAGATAATTATTTTCTGAACCACCAGTGGCATCATAATATGGTGTTACTGGTCCTTGCATTGCTACTTTAAATATTATTGGTACTGTACCAGCTTCGCCTGCGGTAACTTTATGTATCCATGACCCGCTTAAAGTGTGTTCTGAATTACTTGTTAATACACGAAAATCAGACTTTAAAATGCTATCAGCAGCAGCAGCAGGATTAGCATCAGTAGGAGCCTCATTAGCAGCAGTAGTACCATCATCAGCAATAACTGCATAATGTATAAAACTTGTTGCTTTAGTATTTGTAACTAATGCACCTGTTTTAGATGTATCTGGAGTTGTATTGTTGAAATGTGTTTGACCAGGTACAGGCGCATATGCAGCACCGTTAAAACTCCATTGCAAATACTGAGCAAAAAAGTGATCTCTCATTTCTGCTAAATGCGGTTTACCACCACCAAGAAGATCAAAATTTTTATAACACCTTGTGTGCCAATAAACTCTTATAATATCGTTTTCAGCTAGTTGTAATGTTCCAACATTAAATGTACCGCTTTGTATAACTGGTGTTGCTAATGAACCTTCATCTACATTAGTGCCACCTGTTAAACCAACAGAACCCTTTTCAAAATGAACCAATTGTATTCCAGCTTTACCATTTGCCGTTACTGTTTTAAATTGAGTTGTATCTATAGATGAATCTCTAATGTTTGTTTCATCTATTTGTGTGTTTACAGCAGTAGCAACATCTTGAAACTTGCTATTTAATGAAGATGGATCAAGTTTGCTTTCTCTATTAAAGCTTGGACTAACCAGTTTACTCATCTCCACCGCCCTATTAACATTGTACGTATGCCAAATATATGAAACTGTGTTCTATGTAACCAATCTGTTTTACCCTTTGGTGTCATTTTTGCTTTAATAGTTAGTTTTCCTGTACCACCAGGACTAAATGTATTGGCAAATAATCTTATGGTTTGTATTGGTTTAGCAAAATCAAAAGTGTTCAACATTGGCACACCATTCCATTCCATAACAAACTGTACACCTTTTTGATTTATTTCTCCATCACCTCTTGAAAACTGTAAGTTTATATACAAATGAGCCATAAACTCTATTTGCATCATACCGTCTTTTAAACCAGTGTATTCTCTATCAACTACAGTTATCCATCCACCACTATAAGTAGAATATGTTAAACCTCTAAATCCAGGGTTTGATCCAGTTCCTGACAAAATATCTACAAAAAATGTATCTGATGCAAACTCAGGTTCATCATTTAAATAAACTGTATGTGTAGCATTATCTTTTATGTAACTTTTACTTACAATATTAGCAGGTATTTGTGTTCTATCTAAACCACCATTAATAGAAGATTTACTTGCATTGTATTCATTGTTAAACTGTTCATAATCAACGATGTTTGCATTTCTAATATCTGCTTCAGTCCATCGTTTCATGTCTTTTTACCTGCTATCATTTTTGTACCAGCAGATGTAAACTCTACTGCGTACCCTATCAACACCATATCATTTTCAGTGTTTATTTTAAATTGAAAATGGCTGCATGATCCTTGTGCTACTGGATAACGTATAGCTGTTGCTAATGGTTCTTCCCATGGTTTATCAGATCCTGTAATAACTTGTGCAGTATTGTAAACGGATTGATCATTATGATCAGCCCTTTGAAGCTTTCGGCCTTCAGCAGATATACCAGTATAATAAAAGTCTTTAAAGTATTCTATAGATATTGGATTATCGCCTTGTGTTAATACATATAAATAAACAAAATGAACATGTTTTTTTATTGTTTCATTGCCCATATCCATCCATGGGCTTCTAAATGTAGATACTGGTGGAGCTCTATCAATTAATGTATCGCCAGATTTTTGTTCACCATTGGCTCGTTTTTTAGATATTACAAAAACTCCAGGTTGAGCATTTCCTTCGTTTGTACTGCCAAAAAATATATTGCCTATATAATCTCTTGCTAATGAAGTAACTGGAAACTCAGATCGTGTACTAAAAGCATTTTTTTCAACATGGTAAATAATACCTAATGGTGATGTACTACTACTGTTTCCATCAGCATAATAATAACAATGCCACTCTTTCCATTTAGGTGAGTAAATAGCACAAGCTTTTGCAAGGCAATCTTCATTTATACGATTCATTGTTTTTAATATATGTTTTGATATTTGTTTTATACCTGGACTATCTGAATATTCAAGGTTTGAACTTAAAGCATATATACCATCTGATGCTAAAAACATTAGACCTACACCAGGCACATTAGTTACTGTGTTGATTGCGCGTGTTCCTACCTCTGTTGATATAGGTACAGCAGTAAAGTTAGGATAATCGCCTATAACAGCGTCTATTCCACGTTCTCTAAATACTAATAAAAAGTTAAAATACGGGTGCAACCCAGTTATACCACCGCTATTTCGATTACCCAATTCAATAAAACTTGTTGCTTCATACTGGTCTGGTAATGTTGGTTTGCTATAAAAAAGCATAGTATCATTATCAGCACCACCTTCTACAAATAAACAATCTTTATATACTGCGCTAAAACGTGTTCTGGTAGCTGGAAATAAAATACTTGCGGTTTCATCTGGTGCAAGTGATCCCAATGCGCCATCAGGAACTGCATCATATACAGCATCTTCAGTATTGTTATTAATGTCTTTAACAAAGTAAAAATCTGATTCAGTACCTACAGCGGCAGTACCGTAGTTTTTAGTTCTATATAAACGTCTTGCAACTGTACCTGCTGGACCTGTAGGTATTTCTATATACAAAGCATATTTTAATTGACCTAATGGTGCTGTTGTTGGCTCAGTAACCCATGTTATCATTCTGCTTTCTTCTGACAAAGGTGATTCTGCACCAGCATTATTAATAAATGAAACACGATATCTGTATTTATTAGTATCGCTTGTTGCAGTTGTATTAGTTCCTAATCCTTCACCATTATATGTATAAGAAGATGTACCCTGAAATGGAAAAGCAATAGATGTTGCTTGCCCAGTTATATTTGTTGATGCTAACAATAAAGATACATCCCATGGATTAGGGGCTGATGGTACTGTATTCCAACCTAAATCAAATGTATATGGAGTAAAAGTTATAGGTGATCTGTGTACTGGCCATCCAGTATATTTAATAGATTTATTATAACCATTACTAATTATTAAAAATTTTCCATATGTTGTATATTGTGAAGGTGCTTCATTAGCAGCAGGTATAGTTCTATTTGTAGATATTATATTTAATCTCATAGATGTATTTATATTTTCATCTAACTGATATAATGTTCCACCAGACTCAATAAACATTGATTGCATAGATCCTTGATGTCTTGAAAACACAAACAAAGAATCTATTTTATTTGTAGATGTAGTTACACTACCAAGACTAAAAGGCAAAAAATCACCAACAACTAATGGGTTGTATCGCTCATATCCTATGCGATTATCCCAACCACCAGTATATTTATCTACCGTCCAGTTGTTTAATTCAGTTGCACCATTTTCAGTTTGCGGTAATTTTTCAAACAAACCCGATAATAATTTTATTTGTACAGAAGTATTTTTCATGTTCTTGTTAAAGGTGTGTACAAGGGGAGAGGATTAACAACACCATCAAGCATACCGCGTTTAACAAATCTTCGAGGAATCTGCGTAAGGTATCTTTGTTCAAGTTTAACCATCTCTTGAGCGACTTTTCGCTCGTACATATTTGCTTGTGGCAAGTTGTCTAATTTTACAAACAGTTCTCTTAGTGCCATGTAAGCTAAAATATGATGCGATGATGATGGCATTTCTGGCGTATCATTATCGTTAACTAATGGCTGTGGCCTAAACATATATCGAATTGTAATATCGTAATCTTGATCTTGTCTTGGATACAATCGTATCCGCTGAGTATTACCATCTATAGCTGTATATGGTTTAGTATTAAACTCAAAGCCATCTTCAAAAACTGTATGTCTAATATCGAATGTTTCTGATCCGCTTGATACTGGTATTAAATTATTTGTAGTTCCTTTTATGTTTAAACACCTTTCGCCTTTCCAACCAAAAGATGGATTGCTTACATATATTTTTCGATAGTATCCAGTTCTATTTGGTAAAACTGAAAAAGTTACATCTAAATCTATTTTATCTGTTGTTATTGTAGTAAATGCAGATAATGCAGATTCTCTACCAGCATATACATATGACATAGATACATTTAAAGTTACAGACACACCTGTACTAGCAGCAGAAGCAGAAAGACTTTTTACTGCTCTTGGAGTAGATACATGATATTCGTCAAAAGGAACCCAATAATTAGGCAGGTTAACTTCATCTAACGGTAAGTTGTAATACTCATCTTCATATCTGGCTAATGCAGTAAACATACCAGGTTCTTGTGGTGTTAATGTCATTGATCGTTTAGCAACATTCATAATAGCTACGCAATCAGACGGAAGATCTAAATATCTAAATTTAATTTTTGCAGCATATGTTGTAGCCGCTGTTAAGTTTGGTGTATCAGTTGTTAACCACATTACAGTAGAAGTTTCAACCCAAGCAATTTCGTACTCAGTACCATTTATTTCTATAACTTGTCCTGCCCAATGTGTGGGTATTGGTGATACAGCTACTGTTAATGTTAACTGTGCCGTTGTAGGATTAGCAGTAGTAACATTAACTTCAATATCTTTATAAGCTTTTACAATTGTTTCTTTCTGAGCAAATGTAAATTGCTTTTCTGTGTATAGCCTATAATACGCATCATTAATAAGATCGGTGATCTGTTGTCGATAGGTATCAACCGCAGGGTCATAGTCTACTATGTTGGCTATCATGTTTCTTAAATCGACTAATCGCATATATCACCTATTAAATAAAACCCCCCCCCACCAGTAACGGAGGAGGGGGGAGTGGGCGAGGATGCCCAAGGCGGGTAGAACCCCCCTGTGACGGTTCTTAGAACTGTTTGAATACAATTACAGTAGCTTTTCCATCGGCTTGGCGAGCTTCACATGAAATACATGCGTTTTGTAATACACTACCAGCAGCATAGTCTTGCATTTCTCCACCAGTTTCAATCATAAGATTAATACCGGCAGAAGCACATTGACCTGCTTTAATGTTAGCATCACAAACTCCAGCAACACACACTTTAATTTGATCACCAGCAGCAGCAGCAGCCTCTAACGCAATACCAACAAAGCATTTAGAAGTTTGTGCGCTTGTATCTGCGGGTAAAACAAAAAGTGCTTTATCGCCATCAGCGGATTGAGAAGTATCTAAAGAAACTGCATCACCAGCAACAATAGGCGCACTGGCAATAAAAATTTCAGTTTGTCTACGATTAGAAGGTGTTACTCCGCGTGAAGTTCCATCTTCGTATGTAGAGTCTAAGGATTGTAAATAAGTTGCACTAGCCATGACTAAGCCTCCCCATTAATAAGCACACCATGACCAGCAAGGTGGCTAATAGCTAACTGTGTACGAGTCATGATGTTAGATGACATAGCAGCATACCCAGAAATAGCTTTCATTTCGCCCATTTCAAAGAATGCATCTTGATCAAAGTATAGATTGAACAGTTTAGAGTTCAAGAAATACATAGACATTTTATCGCCACCACCAATAGCAAAGCCAAGGTTAGGCTCAATGTACATCATAGCACCATTGTAAAGCAATCCAAGCTTTCCTGAAGTGCCTCTAATTTGTTCCATGCTTGAATATCGTTCTTGTGCAGTCAATGATGCACGATACAGTTCATATGACAATGGAGATGCAAGAATAATATCAACTTCGCCTTCTGGCGCATATTGTTGGGTTTGAATCATTAATCGACTCATAGCTTGCAAGCCATCTGTAGGAAAAGCACTATTAGCATTAGCAACTTGATTTTGCCATGATTGTGGAAATGCACTTTTGCTAATACCACCAACTTCATTGGTTTGTGCATTAAAATCTGCTTTTTCGAAAAAGCCTTTAGTTGGACTTGTGATAGCAGTTTCACCATTAAGCGTATTAAGCTCAGTCAAAACGGTAGAAGAACCAGCAACAACCTGCTTGCAAAACTCACGTTGAAGCATACCCATAACGGACTTCAATCGTGCTTCGGCAATACGGATTACTGCTCGGTCGCCTTTGTTTGTAAGTTGTTCTTTTTCTGTAACAACAACAGGCGCAACAAAGTCACACCAGTCAAACTCGGCAGTTCGCAACGGATCTTTAACAGCAAGGTTAACGCTTTCATAACCAGTTGATAATTGTGTAATAGATGAATGTTCGGCCAGAATGACCGGGTGATTGACTTTAGAACCACCGTTTGTTTTCTCGATGTTTCCCTTAGCTTTAACTGCATCCAAGAGAGGGATAGCCTTAAATGTATTATCCACTTCCCTATCGCGCAGAATGCGTAAGGTACTCGCGAGTACGTCAAATGACAACGCCATTTTAGTCTCCAGTTTGTTTAATGTTTAGTCTCTTGGGGCGTATCCGCTAAGCGGGGCCTGACTTAGGCGTATCCAAACTGGGGCCTCTGTCAAATAAGTAGTACCTTATTTTCTTTGAGATAGCAAGTATTCATACAATTCTACTGCTTTCATTTCTTTTGCGTTAGGTGGCGCAGTAATACCAGCACGCTTACCATTGGCAATTTTTAATCCAGCAGCTCTTGCAGCACGTCTTCTATTTTCTTCTTTTATTGTAAGCGCATTGTTCTGTTCTTTTGCAGCTTTGCCTTTAACAATCCAATATGCTTGTTCTAATGTAAGGTTCTCATTTGCAACCAATACTGTCTTAACTTCAGCTTTAAACTTATCGTCAGTCTTTAACTCTTGGTGTTCATCCATAAAGTTATTTAACTTTTGTCTGGCTTGTACCTTTTGTTGTTCTTTATACATCGGTTCAAGAACAGACTGTAATCTTTTAGCTACTGCTTTTTCGACGTACTTTTTAAAAGATGCTTCATCAAACGGATCAAACTCTTCACCTGCTTCATCAGCAAGAGACTGTAAGTTTTTATAAGCATCAGACTCGTATAGATTTTTTTGAAGAGCCAACGCTTTTTCATGTTGTTCTTTAGCTTCTTTACGCTGTTTACTAAGCTCTTGAGTCTTTTGTGTATAGTTCTTACGCAACGACTGCATAGCCCTTTTAACTTCGTCAGGTTGATTTTTATAAATAGAATCCCATGACTCACCATCTCGTAAGCTTTCTTCTTCAACCACTTCACCATTTTGTTCGGCCTCATGCTTTTTTAATATTGCTTCTATGCGATCTTCTGGTGTATCAGGTGTGGGTTGAGGCACACCAACATCTTCTGGAGCCGTTACCACCGCGTCTTCTGTAGATGTTGGGGCCTCGTTTGTATCACCCGCCGTCACAGGGGCTGTTTCTTCTGCCATTACATTCTCCTTAAAAATAACTCGTCATCAGTTTCAACTGAACCTTCTGGTGTTTCTTCCATTGTTACTTCTTCAGCAACAGGTTCTTCATTACCTTGATTAGAAATAAAATCTAATAATTTTTCATCATTTACAAGCTGTCCAACTTGACCAGCAAGCATAGCTAAATCACGGTCATCTTCTACTGCTGTTAAATCAAATGGTGATTCAATGCCTGCTTGACTTGCAACATCTGCAATACCCATTAATACATCTACAAACTCAGGTGGAAATGCAGTTATATCAGCATCAAATGTAGGATATAAAGGCATTTGCATTTTTGGCAAAAGTTTATTTACTTCTGCAACTAAACGATTTAATGCTTCTGCACTAAATTGTCCCTTAGGTGCTGATTCCATCATTGCATCAGTAACCATCATTTCTTTTTCTGCTGCAACATCATCAATGTCAGCTTGAATATCTTGGGGTATAGACATTATATCTCCTGAGTCGCAAACGTATTGTCGATTGCTTTGGTTGTATCGTTGTGTTTAGCAAGTTCCGATTGAAACTTAACCACATCTTTTTCGTGTTGTTTGTGAGTAGTGTATGATTCGTGCTGTGCCTCGTCAATCTCTTGTTGAGATACGGGTCTAATGTTTCGCTCTTTCATAATCTTATCACGATGCAAGTTAGACTTTACATATGTACCAAGACCACGATCAAAATAACCATGAGAATCGCCCCACCTGCTGGGAGTATTAGCCCATAATGTTACGCATCTCTTCATAACACTGCTACATTGCTCGCAATTAACTATATCTTCTGCATCAAAAGACATAAAATGTTCTTCTGTTATGTTGCATTCGTGGCATTTATAGTCGTATATAGGCATACTATTCTTCTAATAACAGTGTGTATGTAAAGGTTTCGGCTTTTAACATTTTCTCTTGCATTTTACACAAGTCTATAAACTCATTAAAATCTTCTGTAATAGCAAATACTTGACAACCTGCGCTCCATTTATTTACTTCATTAGAATTTCTACCAGCTTTGTGGATATTAATCCCATATAACCCTTCATGTATGTTATCAGGTTCCATGTCATGGATAGAATCCTTATCATTGTCTCTAAATACCTGCACTGGCTTGCGTTGACATAGTGCTGTGTAAACTCCTCTATGCTTTGCTAACTTCCATGCGCCTCTATATTGCTTGTTATGCACTAATATAGCTGTACCTTCTACTCGCATAGGAAAATGCAGCCAATAAATCCCTGGATCAGTGGTAATAGCGTAGCGTTTTTCTTGCCATAACCCCCATTTTTTGTAAATAACCACTAATGTATCGTCAAATTTGTTAGCAGTACCAAGGTGTTTGCGTACACCTATAATGTTTAGGTTGTAGTCTCCGTTTTCAAAGACAGCAAACCCCATTTCTTCTAATTTATCTAATAGTTTTGGGCGTGGATTAAGCATTAGGTAAAAACATTGCTATATCTTCTGGGCTGGGTTGTTGTCCAGGGGCAAGGCCAGAGGATTGTTGAACACCCGCCTCTGCTGTTGTAGTTGCTGCGGGATCTGGAGACTGTGGTGCTGATGCAAGATGATCTAAAAAGGAGTGTGGCAAGTCAAGGTAGCGCACTAATTCTTCTAATACTTTGTCTTGAGGCACACCCATATTAATTAATGTAGGCAATGCAGCCATAAACTCTTGTTTTTTAATAGCTTCTGAAACAGGAGTAGCACCAGAATCTTGTGCATAAAAAGTAAAGTCACCATCAAAGTCTTTAAAATCTACAATAGCTGGCATTCCGTTTAATACCATCATATCGCCTTCATCTTTAAGATACAATTTTAACATCGAACAATATATATTAGCAGTCATTTCTATAGCAGCGTCACGTTCTCTTGCTAATCTTCCAACTTCAGAAGAAGAATATGCAGCCAATGCAGTTATCTCTGTAGCTGTAGCTCTGGTTGATTCGCCTCTTGTAAATGGTGCGAGTACAGATCCGCGTTCAAAATCTGTCTGTACTTGTTGGACGTAAGCTTGCAACTCATTTGGTACTGGTGTATGTGGAACAGAAATAATTGAACCTGCCAATTGTTGACCAGGGGATAGTTCAACTTCTATAAACTCTCCATCTACACCTTGTGAAAGCTTTGCCATGCACTCAGCATCAAAAACGCCAGATTCAACAATCCATTGTCGCGCGGCGCGTCTTACCATAGATGCTTGATATGACCTAATAATATTATGTTCTTGAACCTGATCATATACTCTTCTTAAACTCGAATATCCTCGCATTGGGACATCCGGTTGGCGGCTGTAATAGAGAGGTACAATAGGAACAAGGGGATAACCCGCACTATCCTTAAAGGGTATTTGGTCATATTTCTTTTCTTTGATCTCACCGTCAGGCCCCTCTGGAAGCATAATGCCATCAGCCACAAACTTTTCGCCATTCTTATAGTCTGGACTCCAAACTAAAAAGCGATCATGCTCTATATCATAAAACTCTACAATTTCAACGTATTGAAAGTTAGGATCTTCTGGTGGTTTTTCTTCGTTGTAACCAAGGTTTACTGTTTCAGCGTCTTGATCTAAATATCTAACCAATGGATGTGGGCTAAATTTTTTATTGCCGTAACGACTTTTAGCTTCTTTTTCAGTTAAATAATAACGATGGCCTACAAATCTTTGGCTGCTCCAAGACTGCGCATCAGTATCAACCAATACATCCCAAGGAGCAACCGCAGATACCGACACACGCTTGTATGGATCAGGGTGATCATTTGGCACCAGCTTTAAAAATGAACAAGGATTTATTAATCCTAATCTGGTGGCATCCTCTAATTGATTTCTTATATGTCCTAAAAATTCGTTGACAATGGCCTGCACCTTCTCTGGATCGCCATCGCCTCTAATGTCGCCCTTTACAACAACAGCAGGTGAGCGTGCAAACAAAGAAGCAACATATCCTTCAATAAACTCATAAGCCCTGGAAGTCTCTATAAGTATTTGATCAGGTGTATGCGACTTATTCCAATATCTACACATGTAGGCAGCTCGCATTTGTCTTAGTTCAGATCTTAAATCATCCCAATACTTTTTGTGATCTTCATAATAAAGTTCTACAACTTTTGGCGTTATCATCGGTTAACCTTCCAAGGAATAGGCATATCTCTCAGTTTATTAGCCCGTTGTTCAGAGATTAGCATATCCATGTGATTCCGTCTTGCATTAGTTAACAATCTTCTGGGTATATCCCGAAGGCATCTATAAGCTAAAGCCATTGACATTGCCATATCGTCGTGCATACCTTTTGGTGCCTCTGGTGTTACGCGCAATACAACTAACGCTCTTAGTTCAGCTAATACCTGCATATCTAAACAAGTAATCATACCTGCGTTAACATATTCTCGTAATGTTTCAAATGCATCAAGTTTAGATTTAACAGATGTAACCCAATCCATACCTTTGTGAGATAGCCACAAATTTCTATATCCAAGATGGCGCAAACGATACAATACAACGTGTCCATGGTTATTTGACTCACACAATACTTTTGCATCATTGTAATTTTGTGCCACTCTTAATACCACATCACTAAAGTCAGTAGGACTAATTGTATTGCTGCGATAATGATACACTGGTTGATTTGTAGACATTGACACTACAGTAATAGCTGAGTAGTCAGAGCCTACACCAGCAGCAACATCAACACCAATAGAATAACGATCATGCTCTAATGGCTCCTCATAGATGCGCTCAGTATCCGTAAAAGGAATAGCTTCTATCTTCAGCAAATCATCAGGATTAAAATACGTCGATGAAGCAAAGAAGAAAGCATCGTCCATACATGCCGGGTATTCCCTTCTAAACTTTTCTATACCCAGTGTCGCTATCTGCTGTCTTCTCCAATACAACTGCTCATTATCCAAACCATAACGCTCTACTAAAGCTTTCTCTTGGTCTGTTTGTCTAAACTTTTTAGGTGCTGGCAATCTATACTTTTCATGCTCCCACCACCAAAAGGTTACAAGCTCCCATCCATTCTCAGGACATCCTTGCACTAAGCGATGAAAGGCATCACCAGCCTTATTAGACGTAGACTCTATAATAATCTGACCGTTACCAACAGTAGCTGTAACCTGCGCTAACAACTCCTCTGGATCGTCATAGAAAGCAAACTCAGATAAATGCGCTGCTGTCAAAGTAAAAGATCGAGTACCACCCTTAGACCCGGCAGTATAAGAACACAAAGAAGCCTGTGTATCTTGAAACTCTAATGTAGTCGTATTGTTTAGCGACAACTCACGATGCAACAACTTAGGCATCGAGTTTAATAAAGTATTATCCATGCGTCTTAGATGCTTAGCAGAACGATCATGAAAGCTGATAACACCAAACTTCAATGGATCAGCAGTCTTATATACCTGCCACAAAGCATAAGCTCTAATCAATGTAGAAACACCAATCTGACGTGGCTTTAATACAATCACACGTCTACGACCTATTAGCTTTTGTAACAACCGTATTTGCTCTAAATTAGGATTAAACCGTACACGCTTACTGCTCGCTTTATCTGGTATATGCAACAGTTTTATAAACTTTTCTGGATTTTCCAGTATAGCATTAAGTTCATCTTTCAAGTCTTTAGGTAAATCTTCTATACGCATAAAACCAGTATAGCGCGTTGTGAGGGGTAAGAAAAATTAGAGCGTATTTTTAGAGGGGTACCCCTGTGGAGGGATGGATACGGATTTGGGGGCCTCCCCACACCATATGAACAAGCTGCGACAGAATGTCAAGGAATGACAAAATGGCGGCAGATAATGACAAAATGTCAAACCTACCGATAGATATATTTAAGAGGCTCCACTTTTTCAAAATGATAGACCATTGTCGACCGGATAGTTCAGCTTCATTGCTTGACCTGGTTTATGGAGTGATGTGTCGAGTATATTTTGTTCCCTTGTCACAAAATATGTTTATTGATTCACAGCGATAGACAGCGATTTGAAAATTAAATAAATTATTTTGTTGACAATGATATTAATCTGCCATAGATTGTAGACAATGATAAAACAAAAGGACAACAAAATGAAAAGATTAGATTTAGATTACATTTTAACCGCTTCAGCATTGGCCTATATTTTCATGTGTCTTGTCTTGGTTCTTTCACTTCTTAGATTTTTTATTTAAAAATCATCCAAACGACAACAACAACAACAAACAACATAAGGAGCAGTAAAATGAGAGAATACAAAAAGATAATAGGGTTCGAAGGACCATTAAGATTTAAAGACAGAACCCTATACTGGGATAAAAAAGAAGGTCAATATTATGATCCAGATACTGACCTATACCTATCACAACAACAAGCGGACAACTTATCCAGAACATTCGGAGACATAATAGCTCATGCTGAGCTCTTGGGATGGCAAGACAATCACGATGATTTTAATGCTTTCTTTACTTTAGAATATGAAAAAGAAATATCATCATATATCAATAAACACACAAAATAAGGAGCAATAAAATGAGTTTCAGAAATAATTTAAGGCAAAAGAACAGACCTAAGCACGCTAAAAAATGGAAGAAAAGAAGAAAGGCTGATGTTTTTTACAATCATCTCAAGAGAGTTAAGTCTGGTCATGGGTCTGGTCGACAGTTTGAGGGATTCTATAGTAGAATCTCAAAAACCAACCCAGAACACACGCTAATACTTTCGATTCAAGCAAGCGAAAATCATCACTGCTATCCAAGAGAGACTTTTACACACGCTCTTTTTTTGAATGGAGATCCACGCTATCAGGAATGGGAAGTAGCGGTATCATACAAAGGACCATCGATAATTGGCAGGGGAATGGTTTTTGTAAATCCTTTTCACGAGTCGATAGATTTAGAAAAATGCTTGATAACTTGGGATAACGTGTGGTCGAATTTATCAACAAAAACAGTTCAAAGTTTATATAAAAAATTTATGTCCATAAACATAGATGATTTAATATATCTATTGGAAACAGATGGCTTTTGGGGTCCACATGGAAAAGAGACTCTAGACTATAGGCAGAAAAAAAGTCCAAGCTATCAAGCATTTATAAAATCTCTTGATATGAACCAATAAACACACAAACCATAACAACAAAGGAAATAAAATGACATATGAAACAAGAGAAATAATCAGAGCAAGAAGAGAATTAGATAAACTTAATTCGATACCACTACAACAAAAGAAAGAAGCGAAGCAAAAATTTTTTAGCGACCTGACATCATCGCCTTCTTTAATTGTTGAGAGAATATCCTGGCTCTTAGATGGCAACTATGGTTTCGGCCACTATCTCATCTGCAAAGACTGGTTGACAAGGTCCAAAAGATTTAACGTAAACGCTCGTTTATTTCAGTCTATTGCAGCTCTTGAATATCAATGTCCACTAAGACAAGCGAACCAGGTTTATAACATGCTGACAAGCGAACAACAGAAGCAATTGAACCTAATGATAACGACTTTAATTCAACAGCACAAAGAAGAAAGCGAAGAGGAGACAGCATGAAAGACCAAAGGATTAATATGTCTGAGCTTCAATCATTGGTTGACTATCTGAACAAAGAAACAGATAACAAGTTTGGTTTTTCTGTAGCCTATCGAAAAGGAGGCGTAACACTACAGAGAAACGGAATAGATGAATCAAAAAAAATGACTAAGCAGAAATTATTCGACTTCATTCATGGAATGCTGTCTGGGATATGGCTTATTCAAGAGAACACACACAAAACACAAGGACAACACAATGACAGACAGAGAACAAATAACGCTTGAGAATCTAACCATTGAGATAGAAACCATCGAAGGCTTTCTCTTAAGCATTGAGAGAGACAAGCAAAGGACAACAAAAAAGCAATACCGAAAAGAGAAACGCTTTTTTAAAAATGAATTGTACATAGCAATGAATCGATTCAAACAACTAACACAAAACATCATAACAAAGGACATGAAAAAATCATGACACTACTATTCAATAGACCATTACAAGGACGTACACTATTTCATTTTTCATATGAGTTTTTTGAGGATGACCCAAGTCTAAGGTTTAGACTTTCGATTCATATCTTTAAAGCATCATTAACAATCTTAATTTAACAAAGGACACAATCAAATGAGACACACCACAACAGAAACACATAAGCTAATGATTGACTTGATAGACGGTATTCGACGTTCACCAGGTTTATCGCCAGGAGTAAAGCACAGAGCTCAGAAGTTAAGGGAACAGCTCGACGGTATGGGATACACAGATGGAGTCTATGAGATAGGAGACCTTCATGAGATAGCTGAACAATCTATCTGCGACCAAGGGTTAGAGCCACCAAGAAGGCATGTCAACAAACATACGGCTAACTGTCCTCCAGATTGGGACCATGCACATGCACTATCGGAGATGGCGAACCATGTAATTGAGCCCACAACATGGGATGAAATAGAAAACGATATCATTCCGCAGGCGGTAAAAGATCATGTTGATTGGCTTGTTGCAAATGCTTTTGATGAATCGAAAAGGATATA